ATAGCCTGGTGTGGCTGGGAATGACTCGGTGACAATCTCCGCGCCAGCCGTATCAGGCCCAGAGTAGGCAAATGTCACCAACGATTCAAAACCATCGCCAGACTCAGTTGTAATTTCGCTGCCCGACTCGGTTACCAGGTATTCCCAATCAAACTCAGCAATCAGTTGGTAGCTTGGCCCTGCTGGTGGGACGTTTGCCAACTCAGTAAGGATGCCGTCAGCCGTTTGCTCTGGCGTGACGCCTAGCCCTACGCCTGTCTCAGCGTCAAGCTGCAAGGTGTGATGCACTACTCGCTTGAGGTTGTTCTGACCAGTTGGCAAGCCTCTCCATGAGCGTAGCCACTTTTGGATGTTGCCGTTGTCGGCGTACACATCTAGGTCAAAAGCGTAGATGTTGCCGTTAAGGTAGTCACCAACCACAATTTGGCTGTTAAACGCCATCTGGCAGTTTGACCTGTGGCGCATAAACAGGCCGTTGTCAAACCCAGCCCGTTCGTGCCATGCTTGGGTAGACACATCGTAGACCCAAGTGGCGTTGCCAGTGGGAAATGTCAGCACATAGAAAGCATGGCCTTCTTGCTGGTAGGTGTAGGCAATGGCGTCAGAAATGTCGCCATATTGGGCAATGGCGTACTCAATGGCGTGGGTGCTGACCCGAGTGCCGGTGTAGCCATTGGCCCGGTAAACAATGCCCTGCCCCCGCGCATCTGCGCCTAGCCAGAAGATGCCGTTGTCTAGTTTGGCAACAGAAAAGGCCGCAGCGCAGCCAATCTCGTTGAACGCGCCCTGGATGCGGGTCATGGGGAAGTCGGCAGCGCCAGAGTCGTACCAGACCTCGACTGAGTTAGTGCCAAACAGCCAAATCTGCCCGTGGTCAATAATCATGCTGACCAAGCCGTCAGGCGAACCCTCGGCACTGGCAAAATCAAGCGGGTCAACGGATGAACCGTCCAGCAGTTGCGTTACCCAAAATATCTGGCTATCGGGTTGAATGAAGACAAAGTAGCCGTCTAGGTAGCCAACGATTAGCGCACCAGCAAAGTCAACGTCTGTGATCTCGGCAAAGACTGCCGTGCTGCTGTTGTAGATGTAACCCGGCCCGTTGGCTGCGATGAACAACTGAGTGCCGTTGTCGCTCATGCTGACAGGGCCAGTGCCTGCTACCGTGCCCCGCAAGGTGGCTACATAGGCCGTGGTGAGGCTGTAGAGTTCAGTGCCACTAACCACATAGCCAACGCCGTTGAACGTCCACAAGCCCCGTATTGGCCCTGTCCCAACCGTCACCAGCAAGTCAAGCCCAGGCGCTCGGTTTAGAAACCCGCCTGTCTGCCCTCCGTCTGGGATAGCTTCTGGGAACAGGTTGACCATCCTGTTGTCCGCAGCATTGACGCTCCGGGCAACATAGGCCGAACCAAGGATGGGCGATTTCATTAAGCAGCTACACCTTTGATAACCGCAAAGTTGAAAACTGGTTGCTCAGTTGTTGTACCAACAAGTGAAAAGAATGAAACTCGGAAACTACCTGCTGCCACTGCGGTAATGGCTATTTCATATAAATCAGTGCCTGATTTTTGATTGATAATTATTACATCGGTTGCGGCAACTGTGCTATTTGTAACTGTAAAAGATGCAACAGTAGGTGATCCTGCTGCGCTAAATAAGGTGATAGCACCAGATGTTTTGTTTAGCGTCACGCCCGTGGTGCGGCTGGTCAACTGCGTAACCGCCCCGCCTGCGCCCGTTGCGTAGCCCACGCCTTCCGTACCAGAGGATGTGACTGCACCAGTTACTGCCAAGCTAGTGCCGGTGGCTGCGCCAATTACAGGCGTCACCATGACCATGCTGGTGCTGGTACAAGCGCTGATGTTTCCCGAAGTCACCGTGCCAAGCACAGGTGTAGTCAACACCATACTGGTGCTGGTACAAGCACTAATGTTGCCACTGGCAACCGTGCCAAGCACAGGTGTCACCATTGTCGGGCTGGTAAACAGCAGGGTCTTGCTGATGCTCTTGGTTGTGCCAGATTGGACAAACGGAACAATGTCCGCAGCGTTGATGACGGTAGCAACGGGCAGACCGGAAATGGCAACGGTAGTCATAATTAAAAGTTCCCAGCGTAGATGTTGTAGCGTTGACGATTGGCAACTATGCCGTAGGGCATTGCCATTACATCGTCAGGGTTGTTGATGCGCTTGATGTTGCGCTTGGAGGTCATGGCAATCCGCTGCACCTGTGGGCTTGGCTCGACGCCAAACTCAGCGGCAATCTCACAGGCCAAATTGAACCTAAAGGCTCGTAGATAGCCTGGTGGGAATGACAGTGTGGTCGCCAGCACTGCTGGCTGCGTCAATTCTTCCACCGACACAATGTGCCACTCAAGTGTTTTACTCGGCACAGGGTACACCGTCATCGTAATGTCGGGGTAGCCCATGTTGACGTACAGCACCTGCGGGTAGGTGCTAGTTGTGTTCTTGACAGCAATGCCGTTGTACTGCTGCTCGTTGATTATTTTGATGCCATACGAAGTACCGTTTGAGGTATCTTTGAAATAGGTGGCATCGTCAACCAAAACAGGCCGGTTGCCAACAAAGTTACCTGTTGGCCCTAACGTGCGTGTAGCTTGACTTACAGGCCAAGTAAACACCTGGTCTTGCGTGGTGAACACCGACAACCGCTCAGTGTTCCATGAGTCAATCATCTGATTGAGCGCTGACAGTGCGTCAGCGGATGTGGCGGCTGAAGGTGTCTCAGCCTCTGCCAACATCCCAATCAGGCGCAACGCCCCGTTTATCTGGTCGCCAGCAGATGTGGTCATACCCTATGCTCCTGCGTCAATAACCTCAACTCGGGGCCTGCCACGGGGACGTTTCATTTCGTTCACCGTGACAGGCTCTGCATCTACATCAAACCTCACCCAGCCGTTCTTTTCGTCATAAACGGCCTCTGCTTCAGCGCAAGCTACTTTAGTACCATGCACAGGGTGACGTAGGTAGATGACCATTTTTACGCTGCGCCGTGAATGACCATGTAATTGATGACAACGGCCTCAGAATACGATGTTGCAGCAGTCAGGTTTCGCAACGTAATCAAAGCAGAACCAGCAGCCAGATACGAAACGTACGCCGTGTAAGCCCCAGCCAAACTACCAGTGGTATTGCTACCAATATTTACAATCATTGCGTCATTGGTAGAAATAATGCTGTTAGTCAGAATGAACGACACTGCGGTAGCACCAGCCAACGCTGCATTGTTCATAGTAATGCGCCCAGCACTGGTGTTCGCAGTCACGCCTGTGGATTTGCTGGTGGCTTGGGTTACTGCTGTTTGGGCAGCAGTGGTGTATCCAAATTCTTGACTAACGTAGCAAGTTGTGAATTCTGGGTCAGCAAATGCAACACCGATTGCTTGAGTATTTGACATGATATGTCCTTTTAAAAACAGGGGCCGAAGCCCCCATTTGGTTTAAGCAATTCGATACACAGTGTAAGCGGCATCAGCAGTCTTGCGGAACAAGAACTGCGCTGCGCCGCCAACACCAGCCGCACTGCCGGTGATAGCGATAACCAAGTTACCGACTGCCGTAATCCCAGTACCGACAACCATCGTAATCAACCCGGTGGAAGTACCCAAGTTAATGACTTTTAGTTCAAACGTACTGTTGACCTTTGAGTTAACAAACACAGCGTCAATTGCCGTAGCAGTTGGCATTGTGTACGAAGCCGCACTAGTGGATGGGTTGCCAACCAAAAGACCGCCAGTTAGTTGTGCAGCGGTCAGAGTGGCCGTAGCAGTTGCAGTCTGGGGCGCTGCTTGAACGCCCATAACGAGTTCATTGGTGTTGCCATCAGTAAACTGATACCCACCGCCAGAATTTGGGAGAGACATGATAATTTCCTTTCAAATAAGTTAGATCAGCCCCACAGACGGCAAGCCATCTGAGGACGAATAGTGCCAAAACCGTAGAGTACGTCAATACGGCAAGGCATACGGTCGTTGTTGATGTCGTAATCACGAATGATACGCAAACTGATGCCGTTATGAACCGCACGAGCAGCCATATCTACCCCAGTTGGCAAGACCAAATCTGCCGTAGCAAATGTGATTGCGTCCTTGTGGTAAATTAGATTCTGCGGATAGCCGGTAGAAGCAGTACCAACAAAGGTCACGACAGCATTGTCAGCGGGGAAGCTGTCAACGGTAGCCAAGGCGCTGGTGCTGGTATAGATTGCAGGGCTGATTGCCATGTTTGCCAAAGCATTACTAGACGCCGTTTGTGCAGCGGTAACAACAAACTGTTGAAGCGAACCAGTTGATTCACGGGTTTGTGGGTTCACTGCAAACACACCAGCAATCGTAAACACATCCCCAGCAGTTACTGTGTCAGTCGCACCAGTAAGGCCGTCAATGCTGATAGTCGCTTGGCCTTGGGTGCTAACAGCACCGTTAACCAAAATCGTACCAGACCGTGAGCCAGTGGTGTGAACCTTGATGGATTGGCTCATGTTGATTTCGTCAAACCCAAGCACACCAGTACCCATCATGCCGTTTTTAAACTGGCGTGACACGGTGTCGGTGGGGTTAAACAAACCCTTCATGCCCTCAACCAAGCCAGCGTTAGCAGCAGGATTGACGGTAGCGTAGCGAGGCGACATAACAGCCGCTGCTTCATTTAGCTTCTGTTGCGCTTGCAACAGAACCAACGAAGTAGAAGGAGTCGTGCCAGGTGTGCCAACAGTCGCAAAGATCGACTTGTAGGCATTGGCAACGTCAGCGTCAATGCTAGACGCCAACTGCGAGATACGGGGCTTGAGAACCCGTTCTGCAAAGTCGTCCAATTGCATGGTCAACTCAGCGGTGGTGAAGTTCACACCGATGTGTTTCTGACTTGCAACCGTCAAGGTTGTGAACTGCTCGGCATCGTCCTGCACTTGCAGGGCTGCACCGTCAGTCACCAGTGCCCGGTCAGGCAGGCGAATACGCAGGGTAGAACCGATTTTTGCACCACTCACAGCAAAGCTGTCGTCGTACTGTCGGTTCACGTTGCGGGTAATTACCAGGTTGTTCTCAAGAATCTCAAGAGCCTTCCGAGTAATCATGTCAATGGTAAGAATACTGTTAGCCACGATTTTTCCTT